CGGTCTGCTGGCCTTCTGCCACCTTCTGCGCCGAGTTGAAGATGTCATCGAGTGCATCCGCGTTAGCGCGACCCTTTTCGGTGGTGTCGTTGAATGCGCGACCGTTTTCCTTGACAGACTTCCGCAACTCGTCCAGTGCCGCCTGGTAACCGCGGACTGCGTCATTCCTTGACGTCAAGTCGCTAAAGATCTTGAGCTCTGAGTTGAGGTTCTCAAAATACTGCTCGGTTTCCTCGGCCTCGCGCGACAGCGCTCCCATGTCGTCGGTGGCTTGCTGGATGCCCGATGACACGGTGCCGGAGAGAACGTCGGCCATGTCCTTGGCGCGGTCAGACAATGTCTGCGAGTCGTCGGCGCCCAGCCCGATGGCGTCAGCGAGCATCTGGAACGGGCCGATGTTGTTGACGACGGCGTATTGGAACACGTTGCCGAACAGCTCAATGGCTCCGGACATTTGCCCGATCGTGCCGGCAAGTTTGCCGAAGGTGCTGCCGATGGACTCAATCTGCGGCTCTAGGTCCTGCAGCGTTGCCATCAGGTCCTCGGTGCTGCCACCGAGTCCTTCTTGGAAGGCGTCGAGGAAGCCCTTGCCGAAGGCTTCCATGAGTTCATCTGCGGCAATGGTGAGCCGGTCTATGGTGCCCGCGAACGTGTTGGCCCGGGCTTCGGCCTGGCCACCGAAGAGGCGTGTCAATTCGCCAGTGATTGCGGTGAGGTCACCTGTCTTGAGCACGGCCCCGTCAATGCTGGGGGCCAGGCGCCGCAGTGAGGTGGTCTGCCCGTTGGCGGCCTTGGCCAGTGCAGTGGTGACGCTGGTCAGGTCACGCCCTGTGCCGGCGGAGACGTCGAGGGCGACGTTCAGCAGGTTCTGGGCGTCGTACAGGTTGCCGGTGGCCTGGGCCAAGGAAGCCAGACTCGGGCGCAGCTCGTCGTCCGCGACACCTGAGGCACGCTGTGTCTTGTCGATGAAGTCGTCGACGACAGGCATGGCGAAGCCGAGCGCGAGATTATCCAACGCCATCTTCAGGCGGGCAACGGACTTCTCTTCCTCGACCGCTGCCTGGACTGCCTCGACGCCGAGCTTGAGTGCAAACCCAGCGGCGGCGGCTCCTGCGAGGGCGAAGGCTGGGCCGAGCATTCCGCGCAGCGTGCCACCGAGCTGCTTCATTGGGCCTTGAGTCTTGGCTGCCTGAGCCTTGAGCCTATTGAGGTCTGCCTGGGCGCGCTTGAGGTCGCGGTCGTTGTAGTCGGTGCCGACGACGATCTGGATGCCCTTGCCTGACCCGCTCACTGCCATGAGGGCAACCTCCTGTTGACTGCTTCAACGGCCCGGTCGCACGCGGCTTGGATACGCTTGATGGCCTCGGGGTATTGCGTAACGATTGCCTTGCCTGCAAGTCGACCCACTCGAGGTCGGCCACCTGATGTGTAGAGACGGCCGTAGCGGCTGGCATTACGGATGAACTGGCCGCCGTCTGGGTGAGTAGAAACTCCGTTTAGGTTGTTCTTGCCCGCTGACTCGTAGATGGCCGCTACGGCACCTGTCATGTTGACGGTAACGGACACGCCACGCCGTGAGCTACTTGCAGATATGGGTGCCCAAGCAGGCCAGCCAGCCCCACCTCGAGTGCGACCACGAGCTGCCGGCGTCTCGCGCCAACCACTCATAGGTGGCTGACTTGGAGCGTTACTGCGAATGTAGGCAGCGAGGTCGCGGCCCACATTGGAGATCTCCCGGCCTACCTGCTTGGCCGTCTCAGGCTCCATCGTGCGCAATGCCCTGACCGCCTGGTCAGCTCCTTCGACGCGCACCGTGAAGTCAGTCATGTCAGCTCCTCCGGCTTTCGTTGGCGCGCCATGACAGGTACTTCGACATCGTGAAGATCATGCGGTCCGACTCGGCCAGCACTTGTGACGGCGTAATGCCGTACTCGTAGGCCAGGTGGACGATCAGCCAGTGGGCGTTGTCGTCCCCTCCAAAGGGACGATCTTCCCCTGACCAAACTCAACGTTCTCCACCTTCTCAAGCCAGGTGTCGAAGGCGTCCGCGGTGCGGCCCGTCCGGTGGAGTGAATGCCAGGCAAGCCAGCAGGCATCCGTGAGGCGGAAGTCGTCAGCCAGCCGGGCGATGGAGCGGTCGTGTGCCTGCTCGAACGCCACCTGATCGGCGACGGAGGCCGTAGCCTCCGCCGCCGAACCGTCGGCGTAGGTGATGGTGAAGTCGATGCGCAAGGTGGTCTCCTACTTAGACGAAGGTGCCAGCGGTGGACTTGGTGATTTCGCCGACGGCGGGCCACGTCACGTCGAACGTGGTGAGGTCGCCGACCTGGCCGTTGACCGGCGTCTGCTGTGAGCAGAGGACGGGGATGGTGAACAGCGGGGCGGTCGCCGTCGCGGTGCCCTGCGTGGTGCTCGTCCCAGCGAGGATGACCACGTTGGCCGTGCCACCGAAGACTCCGCCGAGGGTGGCGTTGACGCTGGAGGCGTCGTAGTCCTGGTGGAAGCTGATGGTGACCGACGCGTCCTTGAGGCCGGCGATGCGGCTGCGGGCCGCCTGGCCAAAGGCTGTGGTTTCGATCTCGTCGACAGTCTCGGTGACCTCGACGCTTGCGATGTTGGTGGTGAGCTCGGTGCTGCCGACCTTCACCCTGATGTTGCGCCCGATGAACTTCGCCATTCTTGTTTCTCCTTAGCCGGCGGCAATGACGGTGACCGAGAACTCGGCCGTGTGGTAGGTGACGTCCCCAATGGCGAGCGAGCCCTGGTTGGTCATTTCTGTGACTCGACAATCCAAGGCTTTGCCCCCGAGGGTGCGGTCGCCTTCAACTGCCGCCTTCACCGACGCGCTACCACTAGAGGCGCAGTAGGCGTCGAGGTTGGACTGTGATGCCCGGTCAGCCACGCGGCCGACAATGAGCATGATCGTGAACTGGTACTCGTCCGACCCGCGCCCGAACGCGGTGTCGTATTGGATGCGGCCCGGCATCACAACGGCCACGGGTGGCTGCGGGTTGTCCGGGATGTAGGCCGAGGACCGAAGGCCCGTGATCGTGGCGAGCCTGTTGGCGAGTCCGGTGCGTAGGTCGGTGAGGGCGGTCATGCGACACCGTTGACGCGGCGGTAGCCCTCGATGAGCTGCGCGACGTCGGGGTCGAGGCCGCGGCTCACGCGCATGATGCCCATGTCGCCGAAGCCGGCGACGCCGAGCGGGGACTGGAGGCGAGTGAAGATCCTTGACGACTGGAGGATCGTGGCCTGCGTCACCGTCACGGGAATATTCGGCCAGCCGAAGACCGCAGTCACCTTGATCGAGTTCTCAGGCCCGGTGGGGAATGAGTAGTCGCCGATGGCCCGAATACGGGTGTACGGCCAGACCACGCCACCGAGGTAGTCGTTGATCGGCTCCGGCTGAGCGTCGCCCTGACCACCAGCCGTGCCAATCGTCCAGGTCGTGTCGTACACGCCGTCCAGGCCCGTAGAGGTCTGCACCTGAGAGATGGAGCGGGCGTCGTCAATCTGCACGACGTAGGGGTTCTCGGTCGAGTAGTAGCGGGTGACGGTGCCGGCGTTGATGAAGTTCCTGCCGCAGTAGGCGTCAATGAGGCGGGACGCGGACTCCACGGCCATCTCAAGCAGAGCATCGTCGGTGGCGTCGCCGGAGGCGATGCGCAGCGCAGACTTGATCTGCGCCAGGGTTGCGTAGCCGTTGCTAATCGCCACGGTCAGCCTCCGATTTCGTAATGCTTACGCATCCAATCCACCGTCAGGGGGAGTCCCTGAGCGAGCCTTGTGCGCGGGTTGTGGTGCAGCAGAGCCTTCGCCTTGGAGATGTCAGGCTTCTTGCTGGTGACGTTGTGCTTGTCCAGCGGGAGCCGGTTGACCAGAGACGGGTGTGCTCCGGTCACCTCGAGCAGCATGTTCGCCATCTCCTCGACGCTGACGTACTCGTCACCGCCGACGTTCACCGTCTCGCCCGGGGCGAAGTTAGCCGCAGCGTTCGCAAGGGTGGGGATGAAGTCGCCGGCGTACATGAAGACCCGGTGATAGTTCTCAAACACCGTGATCGGCTTACCCGTCAGAAGCCGATAGGCAAAAAGGCAGACCACCGACCGATAGTCGTGATACCGCTCGCCCGGGCCGTAGGCGTTGAAGAACCGCAGCGTCATCGTCTTCGTGCCGTAGCGGTCCGCAAAGTTGCGAATCTGCTCCTCATTGACCCGCTTGCTGATCGCGTAGTCGTTGGTCAGCCGAGGCTGGGGGTGCTCAAGGAGGTATCGCTCGTCGATGGCTTCAGCATCAGCCTCGCCATAGACCTCGGACGAGGAGGCGAAGACGTGGCGGAAGCCGCGATCACGCTGGAGCTCAAGGACGTTGCGGGTGCCGATGGCGTTGGTGCGCCAGACCTGCTCGTAGTGCTCCTCGCCGTTGATGCGCCCGAACTCGGCGGCCAGGTGATAGACGAGGTCAAAGTCGCCGATGCGGTCAAAGGCTGCGCGCAGCTGCCGGTAGTCGGCGACGTCAGCGCGAATCGTCTGCGGCTGGCCGGTGTGCTGGAGCTCAACGCCCCAAACGTCGTGGCCGCGCTCGCGCAACTCGGCGACCAAGGGAGCGCCGATGGTGCCGGCGGAGCCGGTGACAACGATCTTCATGCTGTTTCCTCCACAATTCGCCAGAACCGCTCGGGTTGCTGGGCGAGGACTGCCGCAGGGTCGCCAGGCTCTAGCCGCCCGACGAGGGAGTTGGTGACTATCTCGCAGCCAGCGAGGGTTGCCTCAATGACGACGAGTGGACAGGCGTCCCGCTCCTTGGGGAGGTGGACGAAGTATTTGGCGCGGGCCATGTGCTCCAGCACAACTTCGTGCGGGGCGTTCTCGAGCTCGACGAGCTCGATGCCCTGGCGCTGCGCCCAAATGCGGGCGTTGAGTTTTCCCTTGGCCGGGTGCTTCCTGCCTGCGAATAGAGCGAAGGGCTCTTTGTCGGCTGGGGCGACGCAGTCCGGGGGAACCGGGGAGTGGATGTAGGCGTCGGCCCGGCCGGTCCATTCGGCTTCCCAGCCCATGTGCGCTCGGCTCATGGTCAGGAATCGGGAGGCCTGCCGGAATAGGTCGGCCTTTGCGGGTGTGCGGTGCTGGGCGTGCTGCACCCAGACGATTGGCCTGAGAGCCGCTAGGAAATTCATAGAGGCTTCAGACAGTTTGTCGGTGCCTCCGACTACTACGCGGTCGTATGCCGCGTCTGCGGCGCTCTCAGCGGCTTCGGGTTCGATGTAGGTGACGTCGACACCGTCCGGTGCGGAGGTGACCATGTAGTCGGTATTTCGCTCGGCGCCGCCCGCGTACTTACCGGGCAGCAATGCCTCGTGCCTTTGCTCGACCCTGGGAATGTGGTGCGTGACCCAGGCGACCCTCATGGCGCCAGGAGGATGTCGAGCGCCGGCCGCCAATACTTGTCAAAGACGACGTCGGCGTCGTACTGGGCGGCGAAGTCGATGGCCTGCTGGGAGCGGCCCCGGCCTCGCGCGTAAGCGGCCTCAAGGTTGTCCACGATGGACGGCACTAGCGGGGTGAAAAACCAGCAGCCTTGGGACACGTCCCAGGCGGGCTGCACCTCGCAGAGCCAGCCGTCGCCGACGAGCTCAGGCTGGGCGGTGGCGTTGGACACGATGACCGGGGTGCCGCAGGCCTGGGCCTCGATGGCGGGGATGCCGAAGCCTTCGCCGCGGCTGGGCTGGAGCAGGACGTCCATGCCGGTATAGATGCTGGCCAGGGCATCCTTGGGGATGCCCATCCGATAGGAGTACGAATCAGCAAAGGCGACTCGATCCATCGGCACGCCAGTGGCGGCAAGAAGTGCCCGGAGGTCCAGGCCGGCCATCGCCGGGCTAGGCTCGGTGTGCAGGTAGAGCCAGACGTCAGTGTGCTGCTGCATGAACATGCCGGCCGCGAGGAATGACTCGGCAAAGGATTTGCGGTCGACACTGCCCTTATTGGCGCTGACCATGCCGATGACGTAGGCGTCCTCGGGTATGCCCATCCACTGCCGGGCGGGCACTTGGCCGTCGCTGCCCTGCATCAACTCGGTCGGCTTGAAGACCTTGGTGTCGATGGCGTGCGGGACATAGAGCGACTCAATGTCGTGGCGCTCAATGGCGTCAAGCCCAAACTGCGACATAGCAATCGGGGTCACATTCGGGCGGGCAAGCCATTGAATGACAGGGGTCGGTGCGGGGAAGTGGTCGATGGGCACCCAAGAGGCGACCCGCTCCAGGACATCCCAGCCGGCGCCCTTGAAGACCCAGCAGTCGAAGAGCGTGATGACGACGGACTGCTGCCCGGTCGGGCGACCGAAGTCCATGGCATAGGCGGGGATGACGTCGTTGGAGTAGACGTCAAGGCCGCGCGGGTAGACGGGCAGGCCTTCCCACTCCATCGTTGAGCCCTCGAGCCCGTAGTTGGAGGCGATGGCTACTTGGTGGCCGGCTTGCTTGAGGCGCCTGGTGACTTGCTGGGTTTGCTCGCCGTAGCCCGTGGGCGTCCAGGGCGCGTTGCTGGCCCAGATGATTCTTCGTGCAGCAGTCCCAGTCGGAGCAGCTGCTCCCTCTCGGGCGGCGGCACGTCGAGCGGGATTCCCGCTGCGTGAATTGTTGCGAGTGTTGGAAGCTTTCGTGGCATGGGCCACCGTTTCTCCTAGGTGTGCGCAGGGGGTGTGGATGGCCCCGCCCCCCTGCGCAAAGGCGGGGCCATCCACGTCTAGGTCGCCTCAGATCAGGCGGTGCCGCCAATGAAGTGCTTGACGTGCGACGTCTGCGGCAGGTTGCCGTCGACGCGGATCTGGAAGCGGAGGGTGACCTGGCCGGTGTTGAAGGCGAAGTCATCCGAGCGGGCGACGTCGATGCCGCCGACCGTCCTGACGTAGTAGCTGGGCAGATGCCCGGCCACGATTGACTTGCCCGAAGCGCCAACGTTCGCCATCGCCGGGTTCTCGATGAGGGCGTAGTTGCCGAGGATGGTGTCGGGGGTGCCAGGAGCAAGCGTCGGAACGAAGACGTAGTCGCCGCTCGAGGTCTTCAGCTTGCGCATCGCGCCAATGGTGGAGCCGTTGGCCATGACCCCGAAGCCGGGCAGGCGGCGAGCCGCGCCGTCCAGCGAGTAGACGAGGTCGATGAGGTCGTCAGCGGTGAATCCGCCGGTGCCGCGTGTAGCGCTCGCCGTGCCGCCGGTGACGCCAAGGGTCGAGGCGTCCACGATGCCCTTGGGCTGCACCGTGCCGGTGCCGACCGTGAGGGCGTTGTTCACGGCGTAGCCAATGGCGTTGCCGGCCTGCTGGCCGAGGAAGCCAACGACGTCGATGTTGCTGTCGGCCAGGAACTCCTGCGAGACCTGCACGAGGAAGGCGTACTTGTAGGCCTTGAGCGTGGTCTTGCCGAACGCCGGGTCCGACTCGTCGATGGTCGCGGCCTCGGCCTCGATCGCCGCGGTTGACCAGGAGGCCAGCGACGGGAGGACGAGATCCTCACCCGAGGCGGTGTTGAGGACGGTGACGACGCTCGGGTCGAGCATCGGGCCGACGAGGCGGGCCTGGTCGATGACCGCATCCGAGAAGGACGTGGGCACGGGGGCGTTGCTGCTCGTCTTGGCGATATCGCGCTTCTCAAACTGGAAGGAGTAGGCACGGCGCTCGCCGGTCAGGAGCTCGCGGAGGACGTCCGCATCGGACTTCTCAGCGGAGCGGGCCTCGACGGGGCGGGCGACATTCTCAACGCCACGCATCGCCTCGGCGATCTCAGCCTCACGCTTCTCAGCGGTAATGAGGGTGTCGATGAGCGAACGCTTCTCGTCGAGCTCCGCGAACGTGCGGTCGACGAACTCGCGCTCCTCGGCGGACAGGTCGCGGCTCTCGGCGGCGGCCTCGTCCATCTTTGCCTTTGCTGCGTGGTAGGCGGACTGGCGATCCTCCACGAGCTTCTTCAGGTACTCGGACAACGTAGTTCACCCCTTCCTGGGGTCTCGGTTTTGGAATGCGCAGGTGTTTCTTTGCGATCCCGCCGAGGCTCCTCAGAGCGGGGACCTAGCCGCGGCTCACGCGGCGAGGAAGTCTTAGGCCTTGAAGGCCAGGTCGAGCTTGGTGCGCAGCACGTCGATGGACGGGCCTGCAGGCACAAGCTCAGGCTCAGGCTGCGGCTCCACTGCGGGAGTCAGCTTGGCAACGACTGCGGACAGCAGCCCAGCCTGGTCTTCGGTCAGCTGTACGCCGCGCTCAAGGGCGTCGAGGGCGTCGTTCAGGGCTGCGGCGTCCTCGCCGGTCTTGTCGGCGAGCTGGTCGATAGCCCGCACCGAGGCCGAGGTGGCTGGGTATGCCGGAAACGTGACCACGCTGACTTCATGCAATCGCACGGAGTTGAGGACTCTCTGGCTGCCGTCCTCGTTCCAGGAGTCTCCGCCACGCGGCACGGTGAAACCGAAGCTCATGGCGTCCACGACGCCGGCCTTGAGCAGGGCCGATAGGTCGCGCGCGTAGGTGACGTCACCGGGGAGGTCAGCATCGACCAGGAGGCCAGTGGAGTCCTCGCTCAGGCGCAGCGTCTTGGACCGGGTTGAGGCCAGGGGCTTCTCGGGGTTGTGGTTGACCAGCATCCGCACGTTATTGCGGGACTTGAGCGAGCGGCCGAAGGCGCCAGGGGCGATGGTCTCGGTGAAGGGCAGAGGCTCGCTGGGCGAGTTGAAGACTGCGGCGTAGCCGGTGAAGCTCATACCGTCACCGGAGGCTGCCTCGCGGAACTCCCACTCATCCACAGTGACGTGGCGGGTCTCCATACCTGTCATGCTTCGTCCTTCTTCCTCACGGATGCGCTCGGCCTCGCGCTCAAGCCAGCGCCTCGCAGGCTCAGGGTCAGTGGGGTCGATACCCCAGAGGTAGTGCGCGACGGCTCCGGCGCCTGGGTAGTCGGGGTGGTTGCCGTCGCTGTTCTGCGGCGCCTCGAGGTCGACCGCGTGCCGGGCCGCCCAGGCGTTCGCCCGAATGACCTTGTCGTCGGACATTTGCCCGTCGGCGATCTGACGGGCCTCGCGGATGGTGCGATCCGCCAGGCCGTCCCCGCCATAGCCGTCGGCTCGGAAGGCCAGCCCTTTGCGGGCCGCGGACGCCATGTAGCCGGGGACCTCGGGCACGTCAGACCTGGACGTTCTCGGCCGGCTGCAACTGGTTAGACGCCAGGCCCGTGTGGCCCATAGGCGGAAGACCGAGAGCTGTAAGCACGTCGGCCGGGTCGTAGCCCGACTGGACGAGCTTGGCGGCCATTTCGACGCGCTCGCGCTCCTCAACGATGCCGGCGGACTGCACCGCAATATTGGCTAGCGGGACGCGGGGGGTGTCGCCACCTTCGACGGGTCGCAGATCCATAAGGTTGCGCACGTCGTTGACTGAGAGGTAACCGGCCTGGAGGCCAGTGGAGAACACCTGCGCCTGCGTCGCGGAGTCGCCTCGCAGCAGCCCGTCCATGTTGACGCGCAGGAACACGTCACCCGGGAGGAGCCTGTTATGCGCTTCCTCAATGCAAGCGACGAGCGGGGCCAGAGAGAATCGGGCATAACTGATGATGTTGCTTTCCACGCTTGCGTAGCTCATAGCTCCGGGCGTGTTCAGCCCGATCATGGATGGCGGCACCCGGAACACGCGGGCCACTTCCTCCACCGCGAACTGGCGGCTCTGCAACATCTGAGCCTGCTCGCCATCTGAGCCCGTCTTCACAAACTTCGCCCCGCCCGACAGCACCCCAGGGCGGTGCGCCTTCTTCAGACCCTTATGGCCCGCCTCAAAAGCATCGACCAAATCCTTGGCCTGCTCCTGCGTCAGGTTCCCCGGGAACTCAATCATCCCCGACGTGTTGGCGCCGTTGGAGAAGTACCGGGACGCGAACTCATCCAGCGCCTTCGCCAGCCCTAGGGTCTGCTTCAGCTCGTCCACACGGCTCACACCCTTGAGCGACCCAGGGCGGCGCATCTCAGGGATGTAGAGAACATCCTCGCCGGGAAGCACGGCCTGGCCGCCATCGATCACGAACTCGCGCAGCCGGGTCGCCGGGTTCCGGCGAATGTCCACTCGGGTCGGGTCAAGCGGCTGGAGCGCGACGATCTCGCCGTTGCCGTTGCGCAGGATCTGCACCACGGCCCCATGCGACAACAGCATGGAAACCACGATCTGCTTGTAATACTCAATACGGCTCGACCCCGGCCCCTCAGGCTCGTACACCCAGGCCGGCCGCGGACGGTAGGGGAGTCGGTTGCCGTCGCGGCGAATGAACGTGTCTACCGGCAGAGTCGAGATCGTGTCCGACAGCAGTCGCACACAGGCGTAGGCCGCGCCGATCTCAAGGGCGTTCTTCTGGTTGACAACCGTGCCCGCCCAAGTCGCGAAGCCCGACACGTCAATGCCCGAACCCCAGACCTGCTGGTAGGAGAGGTTCCGCTCCTCCATCGGCTGACCGCCGAACAAGTTCCCGAGCATCACAGGCCTCTCTCAAGCGCAACACCGAAAGCCAGCCCGCAGACGCCAGCCACAACAAAACCCAGCCAAGGCGCCACAAGGGCAGCCCCAACAGTGAGCGCCACGCAGCCAGCGATCTGCAAAGCGAGGGCGATGCGCATAAACGCTCCTAAACGGAAAAGAAACCGGCGACAGGTGCTTCGGGCTCCGCCTCGCGGCGATGAGTAGCCCGGTCAAAGGCGATAATGGCGGCGACCGCGGCATCAATCTTGCGAGGAGAGCCGCGGTGCTCCTTGACTACCCGCGGCCCCTTGGAGTCGACCTTGATGACGCAGTTGTCCAAATGGCGGGAAAGAGCGGGAGCATGATCGTGCGACACCTGGCCTGATACCACCGCGTCATAGAACTTGGCGCTCGAGGGCACCATGCGAGCTGGGCTTGACGATGGGTACTCAGTAATCGGAACGCCGGCCTCGGACAGCGCCTCCATCGACCGCTGCCAGCGGAACGGGTCGCACGCAACCTCGACCACATTGAGCCGGCCGCACGTCTCCAAGATCCGAGCCTCAACCGTCCCAATGTCCACCCGCCAGTCGTCACGGTCGGTGGGCTGCTTCTCCCACAAATCGACCAGCCATACGCGCGGGACTTCCTCAATCGTGACGCCGACAATCGCTGTCGTGTCACCCGAGAACGAGCCATCGAAACCGAGCACGACCGGGGTCCGGTCGTCCACGGGCGCCATCTCAGGCAGCTCGTCCCAAGCACCGTGCGGCAACCAGGCCTGCTGCGAGCTGACGAAAACATTGGTGCGCTTCGTGCGGAACTCCGCCTCGGGCGTCCGCTTGACCGAGGACTCAAAGTCCTCGGGGTCTTGGATGTCGCCGTAGCCTGGGTTGGCGATCTGCCAGTTCTTCGGGTCGCGGTGGTCGCAGTCCGGGTCGGCCTGCCACCAGGCCCCGAAGAACGACGGGTCCTCGACCTCGCCGGCGGCGACCCGCTGGGCGTACTGATACAGGCCGTAACACACTGAGTCCTGGCCGCTGGTGTCAGTCCTGACACCAGCCGTCGTGATCGCCAGAGTTAGGGCGTCATAGCGGGCGGCCTGGGCCAGCGTCATGACATCCCAGAGCTCACGGTTAGGCGCCGCGTGCAGCTCGTCATAAACGACCAGCGTCGGGGACAGGCCTTCCTTGGTGAACGCCTCCGAGGAAAGCACCCGGTAGACCGAGCCCGTCGCCGGGATCTCGATGGCGTCGCGGTAGAGCTTGGCCTGCTCGGCCAGCTCCGGGGACATCTCAACCATCTGCTTGGCCGAACCGAACACGATGCGGGCCTGCTCACGGTCAGCCGCGCAGCTGTAAACCTCGCCACCTCGAGGACCCATAAACAGGCCATAGAGCGCGATACCGGAACCCAGCGCCGACTTACCGTTCTTCCGAGCCAACCCGACCAGGGCAACCTTCGCCCGCAGCCGCTTATCCGCCCGGCGCGCAAACAGGTGATCCATGAGCTTGCGCTGCCAAGGACGCAGCAGCAACGGCTCACCAGCCCGGCCACCCACCGAGTCCTTCACCTGAGGACACAAAGCCTCAATGAACTCGGCAACCAGCGGCCCATCGCCGCGCTTGATATCAGATTGAGGAACCGGAGTCAGGATGGCCGGCGGCCAACCCTTCACCTTCCTGGGTGCCATGCGCAGGGCTCCAGAGGTAGGGTCAAGCAAAAAGGGGGAAACATGAGCCTTTGGAACAAGTACGGGCAGATCAGCCCCGAAGGCAGAATCACCGCAAACCTTCGATGCACCGAAGAAGACGTCAACTACGCAGGCGCCCATAAAGTCTGGACAAGCGAGCCAAGCGGCAACAAGTACGACATCCCCGCACAAGCCGCCATCGTCAAAGGCCGACCCATGATCGTCATCAACGAAGTCGCCTGCGCCAACCTGCCATCCGACTGGACCCAATTCGTCGGGCAACTCAAGTCACGAGGCCCACTCAACGGATACGGCCGCGTCAGCTGGGACGGCAAAGCCTTCACCGTCGGCATCGAACTCGACAACGCCTAAGACTGAGACCGCTTCGCCTGCAACTTCTCCAACGTCGAAGCGGCCTTGACTTCCGCCAGACCCAAGCGGGCACGGGCGGTCGGATTAAAACCCAACTGAGTCAGCCAGTCAGCGATCTCACGATTGAGCTCGCGCAGCTGCTTGCGCGCCTCAGTCGACGACTCCGCCACCGGCAGCAGACGCTCACGCTCCTCGAGCGATTCCCTCAGCATGGCGAGCTGCACCGAGTCGGTGCGGGCGAACCATGCCGAGCCCGCGTCCATAATCTCGGCGAACAGATCCGAGGCCGGCTTCTGATACGGCGCCAAACTCACCGGCTCCACCGCCACCAGGGCGCCCCGCTTATGCCGAGAGGCATCGAAGGTTCCCGTGCGGCGATGCTGCTCAACCGGCTTCGGAGGTCGACCGCGGGTAGCCACCGCAGAACCTCCAAATCCAAAGCCGAATTTTGCGGCCTTATTTGTATGCA